CAGTGTCAATAATAATATTATATGTATTAATAAATGTGAGAAAATATGACTGAGTTAGTGGTAGCCCTACTTATGATAATTAACGGAGAGATCAAGGAAGCTCGTATCCAAACATCAATGTCTGAATGTCTTAAAGGATCACGTGTAGCTAAACGTCAGTTAAAACCAAATGGCAAAGTCAAGTACCAGTGCATAAAATCTATGGCGGAATTAGAGGATAATATAGATGGCTCAAAATCAATCAAAAAGCTCATACTCGAATAAATATGCAAAAGAACTCAGAACTCCTAAGTATAAATCTCGTGTAATTAAATCAAAAAAACTATATAATAGAAAAGGAAATAAAAAATATGCAACTTAGTAAACACTTTACCCTTGAAGAAATGACCAAGTCGATGACAGCGACTCGGAAAAATATTGATAATACTCCAGGAGCTGGAGAAATTAAAAGTTTAGGTGACCTATGTTATGAGGTTCTTGAACCGCTACGTGCACACTTTGACAGACCAGTTACGATTACATCGGGTTACAGGTCAGAGGCGTTGTGTGAAGCGATTGGCAGCAAAAAAACGTCACAGCATGCGAAGGGTCAGGCGGTCGACCTAGAAATATTTGGCGTGCCCAATATTAAGACAGCTTACTGGCTACAAAATAACGTGGATTTTGATCAATTGATTATGGAATTTTATGACAAAGACGATCCTGCAGGCGGATGGGTTCACATAAGTTATAATGAAGAAGGATCAAATAGAAAACAAGTATTGACCTTTGATGGAAAAAAATATTCTGAAGGCCTTCCAGATATGGAATGGAAGGATGGCAAAGTTGTCGGATAAAAAAATTTTAATTAAAGCTTTTAATAGTATAGATACTGTTCAAGGTGTTTGTGAAAATTGTGAAGAGGAGAGTATTTTAGTTGGTATTGTAACTGATTATTATAGATGCACGAATTGTGGTGCAGATACTAGACAACATATCAATGGATGTATTAGATATTTACAGTTAGAAGAGTCAGATAAAAAATGGTTAAAAGATAAATATGGCGAAAAAATTTAAAGCATTTGTAGAACGAGATAAACCTAGGAAACGTCCAGGCCGGCATACAAAGTCGTTAAATAAACATAAGAAACGACATCTAAAACATAATGGTAGATAAGTATGAAATGGTTATTAGTAGTTTATATCTGCTCTGCAGTAGAGGGTGAATGTCGAAATCCACCAGAATATCCAGCTGTTAAAAACAGTTATTATGAATGTGTCCAGGATGGGTTAGGTGATGCTTACGAGCTGCTATTTGGATCTGACAGCATTTTTACACCAGAAATGATACTTAATTCACAATTGTATCCACAATACAAATGTACCCCTGTAAAAGATGAAGGAAAAGTCACCATATAAGTTGACAAAAATTTATATTTTACTATAATGTCCTACACATTATGTATAAAAAGAAAGGTAATAAATGACAGATTTTAGTAAATATAAAAATGTATCTCTATCAAAAGATACCTATACTAAATTAGATCTTTTAAGAAAAGTTATAGTTCCAAACACTACTATATCCAGAGCCCAGACAGTTAATATCCTGGTCAATGAGAAAGCAGATAAGTTAAATGGAAAACTTTCTAAAAAGAAATAATAAATATAGGAGAAAGAAATGAAAAAGATATGTGAAGTGTGCAAGGGTAATGGATTCATTAGAGTTCCTTATGAACAAGCACGTGAAGAACAGTTTGCAAATTGTGAGTTTTGCAATAACCAAGGTGAAGTAGAAGTAGAGGACGAAACAGTTGAACTTGAAAGTCCTTTTGATGACTTCTATGATGACGTTTTAAATGGAGGGAAAAATGGCTCAACCAAGCAATGAGGGTAAAATTAAGTTCTTACAAGATACATGTAGAAAAGCAGGTGCAGAGATAAGAGAATTAAAAGATACTGTTGCAAAATTAGAAAAGTTATGTGCAATCACAACTGATGATGTGGTGGATAGATTGCGTGATGCAGACAGTAGAACAATTGATTACACGGAGGGAAAATGACTGTTCAAAGATCTATTATTGAAGCTTTAGAAAAGAAATATGAAGCAGAGATATCTGCTGCAGATGCAACGATTAAGATATACCTGACTCAATCGGTCGGAATTGGCGAACATCCTCAACATATAGACGAGGTTGATAAACAATTACAAAAGATTGCTGATGCTACTGAAAAAATGGATGAACTTCAAAATTTTAAACTATGAGGTATTTGTTAATACTTTGTATTTTATTGTTAACTAGTTGTGTCAACTTAGATAATTATAACCCAGGAACATCACTAATTAAATGGATGATTACTCATGATAAGTGAAACTGATGCATCATACATTGCAGGTTTATTTGACGGTGAAGGTAGTGTTACTTACAAACAATATAATGAGAAGAAAAAGAAAAGAGACGGCAGTCCTCGTACTTCATTTACTTGGCGTATAGTAATGGAGATCTCTATGACAGATGAATCTGTTATTCGTTTAGTCCATAATCTACTTGGATGTGGAACTGTTAGGAGAAAGCCAAGAGAAAAATCTGGTCATTTAATGCAATGGAGATGGAGATGTGGTTTCAGAGATGCTTACTATGTATCTTTATTATTACATCCATATGTTCATGTAAAATTAGAAAAGATAAACAAAATTATTAAACATTATTCTTATGTAGGTAAAGAAGATCTAAAAGCTAAAGTAATTGATATAGCTAATCATAAATTATATAAACAGAGACATGGAAAAGAAACCGCTAGCTAGAATCCTTTCATTAGGTGCAGGAGTACAAAGTTCAACGATGGCATTGATGGCGGATCAAGGAGCATTTGGTGAGAAACCAACGGCAGCTATCTTTGCTGATACCGGTTGGGAACCTAAACCAGTTATCGATCATTTAAATTATTTGAAATCTAAATTGTCTTTTCCTGTATACATTTGTAAAGCAGGAAATCTTCACGATGATATTTTAAGAGCAACAGATAATGGTAAGTTTGTATCTGTGCCTTTCTTTACTATAAATGAAAAAGGTAAAAAGGGTATGGGTCGTCGCCAATGCACGAGAGAATACAAGATTACCCCGATTGCAGCCAAGATCAGAGAACTGTTAGGTATGAAAAAGTATGCTAGATTTCCAAAAGGAGAGTTTGTTGAAACCTGGGTTGGTATATCAACTGATGAAGTATTTAGAGTAAAAGAATCTAGATTTTGGTGGCAAAAGAATAGATGGCCTTTAATTGAAAAGAAGATGTCAAGAGAAAATTGTATCGAATGGTACAATGGTAAAGATTATAAGACACCTGCTAAGTCTTCTTGTATTGGATGTCCCTATCACGACGATTCTTTTTGGTTGGATATGAAGAATAATAGACCAGATGAATTTGAGGCTGCGGTCGAGTTTGATAAGAAAATGAGAAATAATAGTCATAAGATAAAAAACTATATGCATCGATCTTGTAAGAATTTAGATGAGGTCGTGTTTCACGTGAAACGTGAAGAAGAACAAATGGATTTATTTAACAACGAATGTGAGGGTATGTGCGGAGTTTAATTGAAAGCGTGATTGATGTAGGATCTGGATTAATTATAGCTACAATGTTACAGCTTTATGTGTTTCCATTTTTTGGAATGTATCCTAGTGTTTGGGAAAGTTTTAATATTGCTGTAATTTTTATGTGTGTATCAATATTCAGATCTTGGTTATGGAGATTATTTTTTAGGAGGTATAAATGATGAGTGATAAGGATATAGAAGAATATAATAAGATTAGTTGGCAGCTTAAATGGAATAAAAAATTTGAGTATCCTAAGTCTCAAAGAGAAATAATTAAGGGTCGAAGACATTACTCTGTAAGTGACCAGAAATTACCCTCGGTTACTACTATATTGTCTAAGACTCAGCCAAAAGAAAAGCGTGATTCATTAGCCCAGTGGCGAGAACGAGTAGGCAATGCTGAGGCAACACGGATCATGGACCAAGCAGCTGCGAGGGGTACTGCAATGCACACGCTCCTGGAACACTACCTATTAGGCGAGAAACATGCTGATCTAACGGACATAGGGCAACAAGCAACGATGATGGCAGAGAAAGTAATAGATGAGGGTATAAAAGGTCATTTAGACGAGGTTTGGGGGTCTGAGGTCACTGTTTGGTACCCAGATTTATTTGCAGGTGCAACAGATGTTGTAGGTGTTTATGATGGAAAAGAAAGTATTGTTGACTTTAAACAAACCAATAAGCCCAAAAAAAGAGAATGGATTGATGACTATTTCTTACAATTAGCTGCATATGCAATGGCACATAACTTTACCTATCAAACTGAAATCATACAAGGTGTGGTCTTAATGTGTTCAAAAGATGGCTATTTTCAGAAGTTTGAAGTATCAGAAGAAGAATTTAAACAATATAAACACAGATGGTTGGCTAGAGTTAGTCAATATTATGACAGTTTAGAATAATTCTAAACTAATTGTATCATATAGAACTTTTTTCCCAGAATAAAAAAAATTTTTTTTATTTTCAAAACTATGTTACAGGCTCATATATGTTACAATGTTAAATAAGTATTGATAATAGCCACTTATTTAAGCATAAATTGTAACAAGCTTATGTTACACGTGTTACAATCCTTATTTTACGCCATTTTCAAATGTTACAATTCCCGGACGCGAACAAAAGTTTTTTAGAATTTTTTTAAAAAGTCTCTGGGAGAAAAGTTCTATAGGGTATATAAGGTCGTATGCCTAGAAAAAGACGCAAAGCTGCAATCAATGAATCAACTCCAGACATACCTTTCCATAAGGTAAGAGTAGAATGGGTCGACTGTGTTAGTGATTCGGGATGGGCTAACGAAAAAGAATTTGATAAAATGTCGTTATCTTATCCTGTAAATGAAGGTTGGTTATATGCAAAAACAAAAGATTATATTAAAATGTTTGCGTCATACGATAAAGATGAAGACGGAATTACTTTTGGAGATCGGACGATGATTCCTCGTCATTGGGTAAAGAAGATAACTCGTCTGTAATAATCTCTGCATCCTTATCAATGATAGGTTGGTAATGTTTAAGAGCTTCAACAACTCTTGCATCAATTTCTTCCTGGGATAAATTTTCGTGTTTATGTAAATGAATCTGTTGGTTATTATAAAATCCAGCTGCTTTTCCTCGTGATATTTCCATATTACCTGCAGCTGTCCAAGCTTTGTTAACTCTAAATTCGTCTCTTAATTTACCTAACTCACTTAAATGACCTTCATAACTTATGTCATATTTTTTCATTAACTCAGTTCTTCTTCTGCCTATGTAATCTACAACTAAAGGAAAATGTTTGGGGTTTTGAAGTCTACTTGCTATTACATGAGCAGTGTCCTCTGAATATCCTGCTGCTATCGCACATTCAGTTGCCGTTTTTCTGCCTTCTTCTGAAACAATTAAGTTAGCAAATCTAATTTGCATAGGTGTTAATTTTTTAGGTAATCCCATACTTGAATTATATAAATTATAGGATATATTGCAAGTCAGAATGAATGGAAGATTATTAAGACAAGTATTAGATAAAATGATGAAGGGCAATCTCCATGCTGGAAATGCCAGAGTTCAAGTGTGTCTACCTGATGGTAAATATTATGACATTACTTCTTTACAACTACTAGAAAATAAATTAATTGGAGTCAGAGAATCCCATAGATTAGTGTTCACAGTTAAGGCTGAAAGATGGAATATGGGTAAAGTTTTGAAGAAAGTTGGAGACTCTACTTAACTTGAATTTTAACTCAAATAATGTTGAAGGAAGAGACAAAATTTTGGCATGAAATTAGAAACCATAAAAGCAAAATATCGTGGACTAGATTGGAAAATAGTGCTGCACACGGCACTCCTGATCTATTGGGTTATAATGCTAATTCCACTTTTTTTACTGTCGAACTTAAGTTAAAAAAATTTAAGAAAATACCCTTCTCTGCACACCAAATATCGTTTCATTTAAGACATCAAAAGAACACTTTCATCATGGTAAAAACCCAGCCAAAGGCCCTCGGTCAGAGAGCCGTAAAACTTTATGAGGGAACCAAGATCCGTGAATTACGGGACGGCGTCCCAGGAATTAAGCATGTGGCTTGTGGCCTAGATGCGTGCTGCTTGTTCCTTGAACGCTTGTAGCTTGTGGACTGGTGCGTGCTTGTGGGCGGGGCCCTCCCATTAATTCCAAGGCCACATACATTTAAAGATTTTATATTTCCACTTAAGGATTGCTCATAGTATGTAGCCATGGAATCAATGTTCACCATATGCAATATTTTTTACTAACGGATCCCAACACGCTCGACAGTCACCGCAGGCGTTGTCTTGTTTTGGAGCTGGACAAGTTGCGCCTTCGTTTACTACAGTTGAGGTATTGTTCCAGGATCCGCTAGCTTTTTGGTTAATCATCGGCATGGAAAATCGTATAACTAAATTTTTCGGGGCTCGTGTTACGTGTTCCTTGGTCCAAGCTTCACGTGTGGGCATCCAATGCTTGATTCCTGGTGTCAATTCGCAAACTTCAAAAATCTTGTTTAGATGTTCAAGATCCTGGACATCGCCGGAATCGTGCCATCTAAAATATTTAGATTTTTTTGAATTGATCAAGTGAACCATAGCAGCAACCCAGCCAGGATTTTTTATAGAATCCAGGCGTCTGTATTGTGCAGCTTGAACTACTTTAAAAACGTAACAGCCTTTAAGCGCGTAACAATTAGAACAAGTCGAGCCTTCAACCTTCTGAAGCTTCGAGCCGGTTTTGCATTCCGCAGCCGGCAGGCCATAAGACCAGCCTGGCATTTTAGAGGGTCTACTCAGACCGCCTACAATTTTCAATGCGTGATTCGTTTTCATAGTTACAATATAGGATATTATAGGAAATAAAACAATAAAAAAATATTAAAAAAAATAAAATAATTATCTTGACATATCCTATTTTATCCTATACACTTGGACGGCGGTTGGGGATGGCGGAGGAGAGAGAAGAGCTTGTGGGCGGGACCCACCCAAAAAAAATAAACCTGGTGCGTGCTGCTTGCTGCTTGTAGCCTGGAGAGATTTACCTGGCGTCCCAGGAATTTAGCAACTAGTGAAAGTGCAGTTGCCACACTGGGTGCGTGTAAGGCGCCTCCCATACCTTTAGCAGCCTAGTTCCAATGCTCGCGAAGCTGGATCGTAGGCTGCTCGCGTGTTGTCCAGGAGAGCAGCTGCAAAGCAGCTCGCCATTCTCCTGGCCAGGACTTACGCCTGCCGCCGTAGCCGCGGGTCCGCCTGGTTGACCAGTAAGCGCTCGGTTGGTTTCCCACGATCCCCGCGCAACTGATCTCAGATCCAACTGCAAGTAATCCTCTTCATTCAACAATTGGATCAGAGATCAGTCGGCGATTGCTCGCCGACTGATTAAAATTTTAGCAGATCTTAAAACCTCCACTATATTTGCAGAACTCTGCAAACTCTTTTACAGTTTTCACGCTAAAAGGATAAGACGCATCACTAATTCTTTTATGATAAATCCTTTCCCATTCGTCGTGATCTGCTTTCGGAAAGTCCGCAGGAGCCAAATTAGTTTTACCTAATTTTCTCTCAACACTTTTACAAAATTTTTCTAACTCCTTTTCAACTTTGTCGTTGTGTTTCTCCGAGATCTTTCTTTCCTTTTCGTATTCCTCCTCGAACTTTTTTGTATGACCTTTTTCGATCAATACATAAAGTTGATTTGAAATTGCTTTGGCGGTCTCGTCGTCGACCTCGTGGCCGTCGTTATAAGACCACCTTTCTGCGTCTTTATCATCAACACAACCTGTAAATTCAATTACATATTGTGCTAATGGTCTCCACCACCAAACATTAGAACGAAAATAATCTCCAACTACTTCGTTCTCGTACTCCGTCAACTTTTTGAAGTGTTCGTCTCTTTCTTCATTTGTTGTCGGTTTGTCCCAATCCAACTTTGGCTTAACTGCCTTGTTTGGATTGTAAGGGTTCATTCCGTATAAATCAAAACCCATAATTAACCTCCTTTGTTAAGATTAAATCCTACAAAAACCTACATTTATAGTCAAGCATTAAATTTATTTTTTTTCAACTCCAGGTAGAGAAGAGCATGTGGGCGGGTCCCACCCAGAAAAAAAAAAAAAATCTGGGCGACCAAAAAATTGATCGCCCAAAATATTTTATTCGTGCATTACAGGAACACAAGGCAATTTTTTCATAGTAGTAAAGATTGCTCCTGCTCCGTTGCCCTCGTCATCTTGAGAGGGATAGAACCAATGTCCATTATCCAATTTGAAAGCAACTGCTCGAGCGTGCCAACAATCCTCTCCGAAACAATTATTCATTTCTGTTTCATCCATAATTTTAACAGATACAATTTTTTTATTTACAAAATGTTCTGCAATTAATTTAATCCACTTATGATCTGTCATATTGCTCCCGTTCCTTTCATTCCAAGATAGGCAAGTATACCAATTATACAAATACCAACTAAAATTAATATTGATATCATTTTGCTCCTTTCTGAAAAATGTTAAATGAAATTGAAACAATGTCCGAGTTTGCCGTCGTATATCTTTCTCGATCTCTGTCCCAAAAAGTCATATACTTTTTTCCTGTTTTTTTATTTATACCGATTTTACTTTTTTCGTCCCAAGTCCCTTTTCTCGAGATTGTTTGAGAACGAAAATTTTCTTCTCCGTCAATATAGTCTGGAGACCAAGTCACGAAGAATTTTGTTCCTTTGTTCAACATATTTATTTTTCCTTTCTATTGACATATTATCCTATATGACTATATTAGTCAAATGAAAGGAGAAATAAAAATGGAAAATACACACTCAACATTTTTAGTGTTAAGAATAAGTGAAGATAAAGACAACGGAAATACAGAAATTGATGTTGTTGAAAGTTTTGTCACTATGAGAGATGCTAAAAATTACAAAGATGCAAAGGACTCGATTGAGCGTTTATCTCCCAGATATCAATGGAGATACACTCAATATAAAATTCAGCAAGTTTTTTACAAGTCCTTTGTTCAAGAAGCTCAAGCTTCTTAATGTTGTAAAAATATCACATCGGGTGTTGCAAATATGCAGCACCCGGTGGGTAGTGCATGTGGGCGGGACCCACCCCAGGAAAAAAAAGAAAAATCCCAGAAATCTTTTCTTGACTATAATATATTATAATATAATATCCTATACATTAACAAAGGAGAAAACTATGGATAGTAATAGCATAGAAAAAAATATAATTGATAGCAGCAGAAGATTTGGTGCAAAAAATAAATGCACTATGTTTGGAATAAATCTTGGAGTAGAGTTAAATCAAAAGTTAACTGATTATTCTAAAATGATGGGAGTTTCAAAAGCAGCTGTTGTTAAACAATTGCTAATTGCTTTTTTAAAAGAAAGATAAACTTCTGGGTGTATGCAGCTCTTGCATAGGGTATCCCACATTATCCTATGCATAAACTGCATACCACTCTGAGTTGCATAGAGAAGAGCATGTGGGCGGGACCCACCCCGAAGGGGTGTGTGATCCCAGAAATCTAATAGAGGTACCAAGTGGATTTGAAAATTTGAACTTTTTATTTAAGTCAATCCCCCTTTTTGTAAAAGGGATCCTAACATATACCCCTATATAGCTTGATTTACATAATTTATCCTATAAAATACTTTTTGGTTCCATATGAAACTAACGATAGACCAGATAAATAAAATACCTGATGTTCAGGTTCGAGAAAGAATAAAAGCGGATATTCTTAAAGGATATGAAAATCAAAAGGCAACAGCTGCTAGAGATGATTTCTTATCTTTTGTAAAAAGGATGTGGCCTGAATTTATTGAAGGTGAACACCATAAAGTTATATCAGAAAAATTTAACCGTGTTGCACGGGGCGAGTGCACTCGTCTTATAATCAATATGCCACCTAGACATACTAAGTCTGAATTTGCTTCTTACTTTTTGCCTGCGTGGATGATTGGCCGTTATCCGAGTTTAAAGATTATTCAAGCAACCCACACAGCAGAACTTGCAGTGTCCTTTGGCCGTAAAACTAAAAACTTGATTGACTCAAAAGAGTATCAAGATCTTTTTGCAACGAGGCTTCAAGAAGACTCCAAGGCAGCAGGACGATGGAACACGGAACAAAAAGGTGAATACTTCGCAGTCGGTGTCCAAGGTGCGGTAACCGGTAGAGGTGCAGATCTACTCATCATCGATGACCCACATTCAGAGCAAGATGTAAACTCACCCAATGCGTTTGAAAAAACTTGGGAATGGTACACTTCAGGTCCTCGTCAGCGTCTACAACCAGGAGGAAGAATAATTCTGGTTATGACTAGATGGAGTAAAAAAGATTTAACAGAGATGTTACTTAACGCACAAAAAGAAGACAAAGCAGATAAATGGGAGGTAATAGAGTTCCCTGCAATTCTACCTTCGAATAAACCCGTATGGCCTGAATATTGGAAGCTGGAAGATTTAGAATCTGTTAAAGCATCTGCGGGTATTAGTAAATGGAATGCACAGTATATGCAAAACCCGACCTCGGATGAAGGAGCATTGATTAAAAGAGAATGGTGGCAAGATTGGAAGAATGAAGAGTTACCTGTACTAGAACATGTTATACAAAGTTATGATACAGCGTTTCTTAAAAAACAAACTGCCGATTATTCTGCAATTACTACTTGGGGTGTGTTTAGAGAAACTGATGACTCTCCACAATCAATTATATTAATTGATGCATTAAAAGGTCGGTATGAATTTCCTGAACTAAAAAAATTAGCTTATGAACAATATATGTATTGGAAACCTGAAACAGTTTTAATTGAAGCTAAAGCTGCAGGACTGCCTTTGATCTTTGAATTAAGGCGTATGGGTATTCCTGTTGCAGACTTTACACCGAACAGAGGAAATGATAAGCATGCAAGAGTTAATTCAGTTGCACCTCTATTTGAATCTGGTAGAATATTTGCACCGAAAGATAGAGAGTTTGCACAAGAAGTAATTGAAGAATGCGCTGAGTTCCCTTACGGTGAACATGATGATTTGGTTGACTCCACTACCCAAGCCATTATGCGATTTAGAGATGGTGGATTAATCACTCATCCAGACGATTATAAGGATGAGCCTATAACTAAGAAAAGGTACTCATATTATTGGTAATGACATTCATATTTAGACACCCTAGTAAATATAAAAAATTAACAACTACAGTTCCACCTAAATCAGGGCCACAATCACAAGGCTTGAATATTGATTATAATACTGTTAAAGAAGTAACATTGGAGAAAAAACATGGCAATAGACAAAAGCCTGCCAAACAAAAAGGTTGAGATACCTGGGGCAGAAGAACAATTAGAAAAACAAGTAGAAATTAGAGAAGAGTTGCCTGATGCGGGTGACACGGAAATTACACCTACAGAAGATGGTGGTGTAGAAATAAATTTTGAACCAGGAGCATTTAACCAAGAGCAAAGCGAAAGCCACTTTGACAATTTAGCTGAGTTATTACCAGAGGAAACATTAAATCCTCTTGGTTCAGAACTAGTACAGAACTACCAAGAATATAAATCTTCAAGAAAAGATTGGGAAGAAAGTTACGCAAAAGGATTAGACCTATTAGGTTTTAAATACGAAAATAAATCAGAACCGTTTCAAGGAGCAAGTGGTGCCACACACCCCGTGCTTGCAGAAGCTATAACACAATTCCAAGCCTTGGCATTTAAAGAATTGTTACCTGCAGATGGTCCTGTAAGAACAAGAACTGTTGGAGCTTCGACTCCACAAAAGAATGACCAAGCAAACCGAGTTAAAGAATTCATGAACTATCAGCTCATGGATGTGATGAAAGAGTACGAACCAGAGTTTGATCAAATGCTTTTTTATCTCCCTCTTTCCGGATCTGCCTTTAAGAAAGTTTATTATGATGATCTTTTAGGCAGGACGGTTTCTAAGTTCGTCCCTGCTGATGATTTGATAGTTCCATACAATGCAACAAGTTTAGAAGATGCGGAGGCCGTGATCCACCGTCTTAAGATCTCGGAGAATGAACTAAGGAAACAACAAGTAGGTGGTTTCTATCGAGACATAGAGTTACCTTCTCCATACTCTCCAGAAACAGAAGTAGAGAAAAAAGAAAGAATGTTAGAAGGAACTAAAAAAACTTTTAACGAAAATATTTACACTCTTCTAGAATTTCATGTCAATTTAGATTTAGAAGGGTTCGAGGACCGTGGACCTGATGGTGCTGAGACAGGAATCAAACTTCCTTACATTGTAACTGTCGAAGAAGGTTCAAGAGAAATTTTATCTATTAGAAGAAACTTTGAAGTAGCAGACCCTAAGAAACAAAAGATTCCATACTTTGTACATTTTAAATTTTTACCAGGTTTAGGTTTTTATGGTTTCGGTTTAATTCACATGATTGGTGGATTATCTAGAACAGCAACATCCGCTTTGAGATCATTGTTGGATGCAGGAACATTATCAAATTTACCCGCAGGATTTAAAATGCGTGGTATCAGAATTAGAGATGATGCCCAATCTATACAACCAGGAGAATTTAGAGACGTAGACGCACCAGGTGGAAACATTCGTGATTCATTTATGACACTACCATTTAAGGAGCCGTCACAAACTCTATTACAACTTATGGGTGTCGTGGTTTCAGCTGGTCAGCGTTTTGCATCTATAGCTGACCTTCAAGTAGGTGAGGGTAATCAACAAGCTGCAGTGGGCACGACAGTTGCATTGCTTGAACGTGGATCGAGAACAATGAGTGCGATCCACAAAAGAATTTATGCTGCACTTAAAAATGAATTTAAGTTGATGGCAAGAGTATTTAAATTATACCTACCACAAGAATATCCATACGATGTCGTGGGTGGTCAAAGAATGATTAAACAACAAGACTTTGATGATAAGATAGACATCATTCCGGTTGCAGATCCAAATATCTTTTCTCAATCTCAAAGAATATCTATTGCCCAAACGGAACTGCAACTGGCAACATCACAACCACAATTACATAATATGTATGCAGCATATAGAAATATGTATGAAGCTTTAGGTGTAAAAAATATTGATAGTGTATTAAAAGCACCACAAAGACCTATGCCTATGGATCCTGCGGTTGAACATATACAAGCTTTAGGTGGTCAACCTTTTCAAGCATTCAAAGGACAAGATCATCAAGCACATATTACAGCGCATTTAAGTTTTATGGCAACTAATATGGCAAGAAACAATCCTGCAGTAATGGCAAGTTTACAAAAAAATATTTTTGAACACATATCATTAATGGCATTGGAGCAAGTTGAAATAGAATTCCAAGATCAAATAATGCAATTACAACAAATGCAGCAAAATCCACAAATAATGAAAGATCCAAGAGTGCAACAACAAGTTATGGATTTGAATATGAAAGTAGAATCTAGAAAAGCTGTCTTGATTGCAGAAATGATGGAAGAATTTATGAAGGAAGAGAAAAAATTACTGGGTGATTTTGGAAATGATCCTCTTGCTAAACTAAGAGCTAGAGAATTAGACATTAGATCACAAGAAAATGCTCGAAAAAGCGAAGAAGCAGACAGAAGATTTGATTTAGATAAAATGAAATCAATGATGAACCAACAAAATACTGATGAAAAATTTGATCAGAACGAAGAATTAGCTAAATTAAGAGCTGATACGTCGATTGAAAAGACAATACTAAGTAAAACACTACCAAGTGCTAAAGATATGATGCCAAATATTGACATTATAAGAAAAGAAAACTAATTTAACTACTAATAAGGAGAAAAAATGGAAAAATTAGATAAAATAGTTGAAATGCAGACTCCAAAAGAAAAAGTTGAGGTTGATCCAAGATCAAAAACAACTGCTGATGGTGCTTATAACTACATTGCTAAAGGCGAAGAGGTTGTAGTTAGAGGAACTAAGAGAATGCTAAGAGAAAAATCTAAAACTGCTAAGTGGATATAAAAAATTATGTGGTTATCGGCAATTAAACTAGCCGTCTCTGCTGGAAGTAAGATTTATG